TGGGACGCAGAGGATTGGCGCGCATTTTACGAAGAGCGGGCCGCGATCTTGGAATACGATGGCGGCAAGTCGCGTGCCGCAGCCGAGCGCATGGCGCTGGCCGAAACGATCGCGATACGGGCTCGTGTGCGGAAATGCCCCTAGGATCGACGCAGAAGCCCGCCAGCGCACGAAAGGTGGTCGGGAGCGTTAACGGGCCGGGAAAATGCCGTTACCCCATCAGGCGGGCACGGCCGTCGATTTTAGGAGATATCGAGAATGTGCAGGGTAGCGCTGGAGAACGACCTGCGCTCGCCACATGGGCCGTCGGCGAGGACACACAACCCGTATGCGAATCGCCGCACCCCGCCCATACCGCTTGACATCAGCGCAAATCCGCGCTAACGGCAGCGCATGCCAGCAGGTAGACCCTCAGAATTCACCCAGCAAACGGCCAATCTAATCTGCGAGTATCTGGCGGACGGTATGTCGTTGCGTGAAATCTGCCGCAAAGATGAAATGCCGGACAAGAGCACAGTACTTAGATGGCTTATCAAATTCCCGGAATTCAGCGTCCAATACGCACTTGCGCGAGAAGCACAAGCCGACCATATGGCCGAGGAAATACTGGAAATATCTGACGACGGCCGCAATGATTGGATGAAACGCCAGTCCGATGCTGGCGTAATTGAGATGCCGGACCACGAATACATCAGCCGCTCGAAACTGCGTGTCGATACGCGCCGCTGGTTGATGGGAAAGCTTCAGCCGAAGAAATATGGCGACAAGGTTGCGTTGACGAACGCCGATGGTGGAAACCTGGGGCTCGAAGCGATGCTGATCGTTGGCGAGAAGCCGAAACCCGAATGAGGGTCACGCAGCGCCAGCAGGAAGCGGCCGACAAGCTCCAGCGGTGGAAGCATCGCCCCGATCAGTTCGTCGAGGAGGAGTTTGGCGTCACGCCAGACCCGTGGCAGCGCGAGGTCTTGCAGGCTTTCCCGACATGCCAGCGCATCGCCATGCCGGCCAGCAAGGGGCCGGGCAAGACAGCCTGCGAGGCGTGGTTGATCTGGAATTTCCTGTTGACGCGGCGGCATCCAAAAGTTGCTGCAACTTCGATCAGCGAAGACAATCTGCGCGACAACCTGTGGACCGAGTTGGCAAAATGGCAGGGTAAGAGTCCGCTGCTGCGCCATCTGTTTCGCTGGACGAAATCCCGCATCGAGGCCAAGGAGGCGCCTGAGACGTGGTGGTGCGCCGCTCGGTCATGGTCCAAGACGGCGGATCGGCAGCAGCAATCGGCGACGCTGGCCGGCTTGCATGCCGATTACCTGCTGTTCGTGATCGACGAAAGCGGTGGAGTGCCGGATGCCGTCATGGCGTCGGCCGAAGCCGCGCTATCGACAGGCCTCGACACCAAGATCGTGCAGGCCGGCAACACGACGCATCGCGAGGGGCCGCTGTATCGAGCCTGTACGTCAGAGCGCCGGTTGTGGAAGGTCGTGCGGATCAGCGGCGACCCGGACGACCCCAATCGCTCGCCGCGCGTCAGCGTCGAGTGGGCGCGGCAGCAGATCGAGAAATACGGCCGCAACAACCCGTGGGTTCTCGTTAACGTATTCGGCGAGTTTCCACCCAGCTCGATCAACACGCTGATCGGCCCTGATGAGATCATGGCGGCGGAAAAGCGCAGCTATCGAGAGCACGATATTGCGCACGCGTCTCGGCTGCTCGGCATCGATGTGGCGCGCGAAGGTGACGATGCGAGTGTGATGTTCCCGCGGCAGGGGCTAGTCGCCTTTACGCCGACCGAGTGGCGCAACATTGATGGCATTCAGGGCGCTGGTGCGGTGTCGCGCAAATGGGATGAGTGGGACGTTGACGCGTGTTTCATCGACAACACGGGCGGCTTCGGCGCGGCTTGGATCGATTGCCTGCGGCTGCTGCGGCGCAACCCAATCCCCGTCTTGTTCAGCGGCGAGCCGCACGATAAGCGCTACTACAACAAGCGCGCCGAGATGTATTTCGACGCCGTGCAGTGGATCAAGGATGGGGGCCAGTTGCCACCATGCCCGGAACTCGGCCAGGCGTTGACGCAAACGACCTACACGTTCCGCGGCGATCGACTGCTGCTTGAGGACAAGGCTCAGATCAAGGAGCGGATCGGCATGTCGCCCGACCATGCGGACGCGTTCGTTGAGACATTCGCGGAGCCGATCATGCGACACGGCGTGACGCTGCCGAACCGCCGCACGAACCGCCGGTTCCGCGCGGAGTACAATCCGTTCGCGATTCGTGAGGATGAGAGGATCAGAGGCTGATGGGCTTCTTGGCCCCCAAGATCGCGGCCCCCCCACCGCCGCCACCCCCGCCCGCTCCACCGACAGCCGCCAGCCCGGCAGTCGCTCAGGCTGGCGCGCAGGCCGCACAGGCGATGGCAGCAGCAGCAGGTGCGGGTGCGAGCGATACGATCCTGACGAGCGGACAAGGCGCGGCTGCGCCGCCGACGACGCAGAAGACCCTCACGGGCACCTGACGTTATGGCGCTATCACAGCAACAGGTTGTCCCCTATGAGCACGCGAGCGCTGGCGTGCTGGCGATGCAATCCGTTGAGAGCGATGAAGTGGCGCCGCTGTGGGAGCAATTCGAGTGGTGGCCACTCGTCTTCGCACATAATGAAGGTCGACTGACGGCGCTGCGGTCATGGCGCTACCCATGGTGGCAGCATTGGGCGATACTTGCGCAATACATCCTGCCGTATCGATATCATTGGGTCGTCACCGCTAATACCTACAATCGCGGGTTTCCCGTTAACGACAGCATCGTAAACGAGACCGCGACGCTGGCGATGCGCGTTTGCGCGGCCGGGTTGCTGTCCGGCCTGATGTCGCCGTCGCGGCCTTGGCTGCGGTTCGATCCAGCGATCTCGTCGCACAAGCCGGACGCGCAGGGGCGGGCGTGGCTCGACTATCTGGCTGAAACCGTGCTCGCCGTGCTGGCCGGATCGAACTGGTACGTCATGGGCGCGCAGATGTTCCAGGACGTAGCGACGTTCGGCACTTCGCCGATGATCATTTACGAAGACGACGAGGACGTAATCCGCTGCTACGTGCCGTGTGCGGGCGAGTATTTTCTTGCCTGCGGGGCGCGCCTCAGTGTCGATACGCTCTATCGGGAGTTCACCTATACGGTCGCGCAGATCGTCGAGTTCTTTCAGATCGACAATTGCCCCGAGGATGTGCGGGTATTGTGGGAAGAAGGCGGCGGCGCGATCGATCGCGAGTTCGTGATCGCGCACGCGATCGAACCGAACTTCGATATCGCGCAGCGCGGCGGCAAGAAGCCGGTGCATGTCGTACCGGGCAACTTTCCGTGGCGCGAGATGTATTGGTTGCGCGGGCGCATGACCGATCGGCCTCTATCGAAGCGCGGCTTCCACGAGCGTCCGTTTATGGCGACGCGGTGGAGCGCCACGAGCAACGATCCGTACGGCCGCGGGCCTGGTATGGATGCGCTTGGCGGCACGCGGCAGCTTCAGATCGAGGAGCAACGCAAGGGCGAGTACATCGTCAAGGGCGTTCGGCCGCCGATGATTGCGGATGCCTCGATCGAAAGCAAACCGTCGACCATCCTGCCGGGTGAAATAACGTATGTTAACGCCACCGACGGCAAGCAGCAATTCTATCCGGCCTTTGAGGTGAGTCCGCAGTGGTTGCCGGGGCTGACGGCCGATATTGAGCGCGTCGAGAACCGCCTCAATCGGGCGTTCTACACCGATATTTTCATGATGATCACCCAGATGGAGGGCGTACAGCCGCGCACTGAATTCGAGCTGGCGCAGCGGATCGGCGAAAAGATCCAAGTGCTCGGCCCGGTGATCGAATTGTTTGAGCAAGAGGTCGCGCCGGCCATTCAGCGCGTGATCTCGATCATGTTCCGCGGCGGTATGCTGCAACCGCCGCCGCCGTCGATGCGCGGCATTCCGGTCAGCATCACCTACACGTCGATGATGAAGATGGCGCAGCGCAGCGCCCAGACGGCCGCGATGGAGCGCACCTTCTCGGTGTTCGGCAGCCTCCAGGA